TAGCTGAAATCACCGAATGCTATAGTCTTTGCTGCCGCCTCAATGGTAGGTACATATGAGGACGTGTACAACGGGCGGTTGAGAATAGTATCCGGTGTGCCAGCCTGCAGTGATGGCTGCCATAGATACTGCCCTTGACCATCTTTCAATTTACGGATTGCCTTTATAGTGGCATCGTTCATAACGAAAACTGCTCTGTTACGATAAGGTGCTTTTAGCGAGTAGAACAGATCGAGCACCTCGTCCATGGTGATTGCCGTAGCACCTGCGGTGGTTACGCCAATTTGGGCACCGCCGGTAGCAGCAAGGATGCCTGTCGGTTTACCGGAACCGTCACCGGTGAAAAATGCTTCCTCTTCCTTATTGCCGATACGCCTTGCAAACTCTCTGGAAATATATGCTTCCATGTCGAATGCCGAATCGTTTAGCAGTTCCTCGGAAACTTTAATCAGAGTTGCCAGCTTATAGGCACCGATGGAAACCTGACCAAAGCTGTCGTCGCTCTCTGGGATAGTGCCTTCTTCATCGACCCATGAAGCAGTGCCTTTGGTTGCAACTACTGGAATTTTCCTGTCGCCGGAAGAGGTTGTGATAACATTTGCCAGTGTACGGAAGATGTTCTCCTCCTCAAGAGCTTCCACAAGGGTACGCTCAAACTCGTCAGGTACAAGGTAGCCGCCCTCAGTGTCTGTACCGATTGATAAGGAGTTTTTAACACTCGGATCAAGTCCTTCACCTGCACGAGTACGCATAGCATTCCAGAAGGCTTTCCTGTACTCCGCGGATGCACGGCCAGTCTTTTCTTCGGCTCCTTTGGATGGAGTGTTTGTAATAGGGTTGCTGGTAGCTTTGGACAGTTCCAGGTCGATGGAAGCCTGACGCTCAAGGCGCTCGATTTCTTTACCCAGTGCCACAACGTCGTTTTCCATCTTTTCGTAAGTAGCGGTATCTTCAGGCGAAAGAAGCCCGTCGCCGCCACGTTTGGTATCGAGGAACGCCTTTGCCGCGTCCCATGCCTTGGCGCGTTTTTCGCGCAGTTCAAGAATTTTACTCATTGTAATTTCCTCCTTCAAATTAGTGTGAAATTAAAGAGAGCCGCTTTTCCAGCGACTCTATCGGGGTACCTATTTTCGGTTTTGTTTTCTTCGGGATTTTACCGAGCAGGGAATTGCATACAGCGGCACGGGAGAATATAAGTCCTTGCCCTGTATTAAGAGGGACCCGATCTTCATCCTCCGTGAACATGATTTTGTCAGCGAAGCCAAGCTCAATGGCTTTGTTTGCGTTCATCCATGTTTCTGCATCCATAAGGTGCGAGAGCTTCGTGCGGGATAACCCGGATTTCAGTTCATATGCGTTGATGATACTTTCCTTAACCTCATCCAATAGGGCTTTGGCGCGGAGCATCTCCTCGCTGTCGCCGATAGCAATGGTGGAGGGGTTATGAATCATCAGCATAGAGACGGGCGACATATATACATCGCCGCCTGCCATAGCGATAACTGATGCCGCACTTGCCGCCAGTCCATCAATCTTCACGGTGACATTTCCTTCGTAATCCATCAGCATGTTATAGATTTGAGCAGCAGCGAATACATCACCGCCGGGTGAGTTGATCCAAACCGTAACATTGCCGGCACCAGCCGTTAATTCATCCTTAAATAGCTTTGGTGTTACTTCATCGCCCCACCAGGTCTCGTCGGAGATTTCTCCGTTGAGGTAGAGAGTGCGATCCCCAGTGGCTTCATCTCGCACCCAGTTCCAGAATTTTCTCATTGGCCATTAGCCTCCTTTTCATAGAAATTGCCCGCCTGTGAAAGCGGGAGCATATTGCCGTTCACAAGATACAAATCACCGCCTTCTTCAGCAGGGATGCGGTTCATATCCTCCAGTTCACGGATGTCGTTGGCTGACATCCATCCATTTTGCCGTCCGACGGAATAACCGTTCATACGGCTTTGGTAGTCGCCACGAAGCAATCCATCCACATTAAACTTGATGAACAGCGACGTTTTCTCGGAAGGCAGGATTAGCGATTGTTGCAGGCTCTGCTCCCAGCGAACTACCCACGGGTCGAGTGTGTATTTTACGAACTCCAGTGATTGTTGTTCGATATTAGAGAAGCTGGATTTCTCAAGGTCACCCACCATGTGTGGCGGCACACGGAAGATACGTGCAATCTCGTTTATTTGGAATTTGCGTGTCTCCAGAAATTGCGCCTGCTCTGGAGGGATGCCAATGGCTTGAAACTTCATGCCTTCTTCCAGTACGGCAATTTTGTGTGCATTACCGCTTCCTTGATAGGCACTGTTCCAGCTATCTTTGACTCTCTGGATATCCTTGATTACACTGGGATGCTCCAATACGCCACCGGGATTGGCACCGTTAGCAAAGAACGCCGCACCATATTCCTCGGTGGCAAGTGACATGCCGATGGCATTCTTGGCCATTGCTATGGGGCTGTAGCCAATGAGTCCATCAAAACCAAGACCGGGTATATGAAGCACCTCGTCCTTACGGAGCGTGACATAACCGCCTTTCGGCTTTAGCCCACTTTCGTCAACATCACGGTAATAGGTGTAAACCAGCTCGCCATTCTGAGCGCGGCTGACTTCCATTTTGTTAGGTAGCAGCGGGTAAAGCGCAACAGCCTGCCCACGACCGTTTCGGACAATCTGTGCGTAAGCATTGCCCCAAAGTAAAAGATGACTCATCAGTGTTTCTCGAAACACAAATGAAGTCATCTCAGGGTTTGGCTCATTATGGAGAAGATAGTACAGTGGATGCTGTGCGATGCGTTCTTTTCCACCATCCAAACGATATCGGTATACATGTAAAGGCAGTCCGGCGATTGCTTCAGCTAATATTCTGACGCAAGCATACACCGCTGTGGTCTGCATAGCAGTTCGCTCGTTTACTGTTTTCCCACTGGTCGTGCCGCCGAACAGAAAGGAAAACGCGCTACCCACTCGGTTTTGAGGCTTATCTCTTGAACGGAATAGACCTGAAAATATACTCATAGTATCAATAACCCCCTTTCGTCATAGACGCTGTCGTTGACACCACCGCCGAAGGTTGCTCTCGCAAGCCCCATAATCAAGGCGACTACGCCGTCTATTTTTTCAGTGGACTTTTTCTTATTGGGTTTGATGTTCCCTGCTGCATCTTGGTCGACGATGACGTTTCCCATATTCCAGTCGAGGACAGGGTGCTTGCTGTGGCGTATTTTGCCTTCCATTACAAATTGATAGAAGTCCTTTGAAGGCGGCGACATAGATATGAAACCCTGTCCGAAAGGAAATACCGTAAAGCCATGCTCTGCACCCAACTCCTCGAGGTCACGACGGATCTTCTCCGCTCCGTAACGGTCATAGGCAATTTCACGGATACGGAACCGCTCCGATAACTTGGCGATAAACGCCACAATGTAATCGTAGTCGACCACATTACCCTCAGTGGTGTTGAATACGCCCATCTTTTTCCACACCTCATATGGGACGTGGTCACGCCGGGTGCGCAGATCAATAACATCCTCTGGCAGCCAATAGAAGGGCATCACTGTGTACTTGGTATCGCCGCCAATCGGTGGGAATACCAAAACAAGAGCCGTAAGGTCTCCGGTACTGGAAAGGTCGAGACCGCAATAGCAGTCCCGACCCTCATAATCTTCAAAGTCTATACCTTCGCCGCAGGCATCCCATTTATCCATAGGCATCCAGCGGATATCGGCGTTGCACCACTCGTTCAGGCGAAACTGACGAAAGTGCATCTCCTCGGCTGGGTTCTGTTTTGCCTGCTCATAGGCGGCTTGCACCGTTTCAAAGGGAATCGTCACACCGATGGATGGATTAACCCGTCGCCAAACAGTTTCATCGTTCCAATCGTCATCTTCCTCGATGCCGAATACGGCGGGATAGAAGGATGGATCAATCTTCGAGCCATCCATAATAGCCTTCGCCTTACAATGAATTTCATAGCAGATGCTCGTTTTATCCCTGCCCGCTGTAGTGATGAGGAAGTAGAGAGGCTGCCGTCTGGCGTCGCCTGTGTACTTGGTCATCGTGTCGAATAACTCTCTGGTCTGCTGGGCAAAGAGTTCATCGAAAATAAGCCCCGACACATTGAACCCTTGCTTAGATTTCGTCTCAGAGGAGAGCACCCTGTAGAAGCTGTTGGTATGCGGAAAAATAATCCGCTTGGTAGACGGCACGAGCTTTGACAGTTTTGCCAAATCGCCGCATTGTTCAACCATAGCCTTGGCAGTATTGAAAACGATACTCGCCTGATTGATGTCGGCAGCACAGGAGTAAACCTCAGCACCTGCTTCGCCATCGGCGAATAGGAGGTAGAGGGCGATTGCCGCTGCCAGTTCCGATTTGCCGTTTTTCTTGCCGACTTCTACATACGCCGTGCGAAACTGCCGGTAACCGTCATCTCCGACGATGCCAAAAATATCCCTGACAATCTGCTCCTGCCACGGCATCAGTTGAAACGGCTTTCCATACCACTCGCCTGTAGTGTGTTTTAGCATGGATATAAAATTAACCGCAAAGTCAGCCCGCCGTGCGTCATAGCGCGACGTAGCGAGCATCAGCGGAGTCGGCGTATATATAAAATCGCCCATCGGCGAACCTCCTTTCAGAGCAAAATAAAAGACCGCCATCAGCAGTCCGTCAAAATCTATCTATACGAGAGACAGCCCCTTGTCGGGGTGTCCTCGGCTGTTTTTGCTGTTTGTTACGGATTTACAAAGTTATTCCTCGCCTGTGAGGATAAAACTGACATATTTGTCCTTATGCTCCTCAAGGAAAAGCACCAGCTCGAAGAAGTCCATATTGTAAGCGATGCGCTGGACGGCGTGGGTATCGAACATATTTGTAAGCCCGGTGTTGCGGATGGCGAGAATTTGCTCTTTAACTCTACTGTCCATCGTGCGTGTCCTCCAGTTTTCTGCATAAATCCTCGCCATATACTACTTGAAGCGAACTACCGTTGTCCCACGCGACTCCCAAGCTGCCTATGTCATCGACATACCGCACGGTGCCTTTGGTGCCAACCGGCGGCGCTTGAGAGTCGTCCATTCGGAGAAGCTCCACACGGCAGCCTACCGGGTATTGTTTACGGATACGCTCTACAGTTTCTCTTGAAGGAAAATTATTGTTCATCGCTGGTTACCTCGCTTTTCGGAGTTTTGAATGCTGAGCTGCCTGTCAGATTGCGGAGCAAGATTTTGCGCTCATCCTTGTATGCCGCTCCGATGAAGCCCAGTCGCAGAAGAAAGCAGCGGAAAGCGTATTTATCGTTGTCTGTTTCTTTTTCTTTGGCGTTTACTCGTTTCTGTACCCGTGCCATTTCACAAAGTGCAGCAACAAAATGTGTGTATGCCTTGACGGCATCTGGGTCGGTGCCATCCCCAAACCAGGGGAATTCCACCTTGTCATCTGTTATTTCAAGTTCGAGTGTTTCCGTGCCGAGAGCTTTTTTAATAAGGTTACTCTTGCTTTCAACCAGACGTTTGAGATTGTTGAGTGCTGTGTCGGTAAAGGAGGAACGTGGCATTTCAATCACCAGCCCGATGTCCTCGTAGGGTTCTGGAACATCACTTGCCTGCATCCCGTTTTCACCTCGGAAGTCCTCTCGGCGGGTACACCCAAGCCCCAATTCCTCCCGACCATCCATTCGCAAATCCTCGAAGGTTGGAATCGCACCCGTACCGTCAAGTCCACTTTCGTATGTGTCGGGTTCGTCATAGTGACGGGTATCGCCATCCGCATCAAATCCCTGTTGGTGGAGGGCATCCTCCAAGTCGAGGCTATCGGGACCTGTGACCGTGCCGTTTTTGTCGATGTGGTAGCCGCCAACCTCATAAGCGAATGTCGGTGCTCCGAGGTATTTGGTCGGGGCGTTCAAGATTTGGCTGATTGCTCCTGCCAGTGATTTGCGCTCTGCGCCGGTTATGTTGTAGTTCAGTTTCATGTTCGTTTCCTCCGTTTTCCTTGATTTTGCAGGGCTTTGTTGTCTCCCGCGCATTACATATATCACTCTAAAAGCATGAAATAGCAAGCATTTATGTGATAATAAATGTACTGAATATCAAGGAAAAGCAGTCCCTTGTTATTGTGTGTATAACACAAGCCCACCTTTATCTACGGTCAGCCACCTCCTTCACCAAGTCAGTGTAAGGAATGGTCTTACCACCACGCTCACAGATAATGTCCGCACCGCCGTTTTGCTTGTGCTCGGCGTATCTGCGCAAAATGACCGATGCATATTTCTCATCAAGTTCGAGCATGAAGCAGGTTCGGTCAAGCTGCTCGCAGGCAATGAGCGTTGAGCCGGAGCCTCCAAAGGTGTCCAGCACGATGGCGTTCGCCTGACTGCTGTTGGTAATCGGGTATGCCAGCAGGTCGAGGGGCTTGCTTGTCGGGTGATCGGCGTTTTTCTTGGGCTTATCGAAATTCCATATGGTGGTCTGCTTGCGGTCGGAATACCACTTGTGCTTGGCGGTATCCTTGAAGGCATACAGCACCGGCTCATGCATCTGTTGATAGTCGCCGCGCCCAAGCACGAGAGCGTTCTTGACCCAGATGCAAGTCGTGGAGTAATGAAACCCCGCGTCCACGCAGGCACGGAAGAAATTCACCTTCTCCGAATCCGAATGGAAGCAGTAAAAAGCCCCGCCATCGGCGAGGTTTTCATAAAGATTCTTAAATGCTGACAGCAAAAAGATGTAGAACTGTTCTGCCTTCATGCTATCATTCTTGATTTTTAGTCCGCTCACAGATTCAAAGCTGACGTTGTAAGGGGGATCGGTCAGGACAAGATTGGCTTTGCGGCCATCCATCAACTTCTTAACAGTCTCCGATACCGTGGCATCGCCGCAAATGAGACGGTGCCGCCCTAATGTCCAAACATCCCCGGGCAAAACAAAAGCCGCCTGTTCAAGAGCGGCTGTAAGGTCAAAGTCATCGTCAGTTACATCGCCACCGGGGTCGGCGAAGAGCTTTTCAATCTCGTCGGCGTCAAAGCCCGTAATTTCGAGGTCGAAGCCGAGTTCCTTGAGGTCGGCAAATTCCAAAGCTAAGAGTTCCTCGTCCCATCCAGCATTGAGTGCCAGACGGTTGTCAGCGAGGATATATGCCCGTTTCTGGGCTTCAGTCAGATGCTCCACAAACACGCAGGGGATTTCGGTTAAGCCTTCTTCCCGTGCCGCCATAATGCGTCCGTGTCCTGCGATGATGTTCAGGTCTTTATCCACAATGACCGGGTTGACGAAACCGAACTCACGAAGGGAGGAGCGAAGTTGTAAAATCTGTTCTTTGCTATGGGTGCGGGCGTTCCTTGCGTATGGCACGAGCCGGTCTATATTCACTTTTTCAAATCTTTCTGTCGATTTCATATCCTAAAACCCCCTGTTCGTGAGTAGTTCGAGAAAAGCGTTCTTTTCTTCGCCCCCCGTGTTGCTGTGGCGATTGATGATTTGCATGATTAGGTTAAAGTCGCCTTGCATAGCCTTGTAATATTGAGCGCCTGCCGTGACGTAGGGAGATAACTTCAGTTCCTTGGTCATGCGCCCGATTTTACGGTTCATGGCTTCGCAGGCAAGAAAACCCTGTCTGTTCAGTACATAGTCCGTAATCGTCTGCGGCGCGACATAACCGTCACAACCGCGAGCCGCAATGTACTCTTCAATTTCATTTCGCAGCACATCCGCCGACGGCACTTCCTTTTCGCATTCTTTCATCGCCATAGAGAAATAGTCCGCCATCACATTTTTGGAATTCACCTTTTTAGGTTTTGGCTGACTGGCATTATTCGTTCCAGCAGGTTTACCTTCGAGCTTTTTATCTATTGGATTTTTCCGAGGGCGGCCTGCCCCCGGACGATAGCCTCCGCTGGGCATATGCTTCACCTCCTCGGTTTGATTCTGGATTTTGATTTTGATTCTTTGATTTTTTGATTTTTGATTTTTGAAAAATTCACACGGCAGGCCAAGCGCGCTGTCCACCTTAGAAGCCGCAGAGATTGAGACCGCCCCTCCATGTGAGTCTAAAAATAATCACCTTGCTCGGCATGAAGCCTTGAGTGGCATTCCTGACAAAGAGCCATCATGTTTTCCCAGTCGTTCGTGCCACCGTCGGTCAGCTTGACCTTGTGGTGGGCAAGCGTAGCGGGAGTGAGCCGTCCTTCACGGTCACACATCACGCACAGTGGATTCGCTGAAAGGAACGCCGCCCTGATTTGTTTCCACGTCCTGCCGTAGCGTTTATTACTATTTGGATCACGATCATAACGGTAATATCGTTTGGCTTCCAGCTTGGTATGGGTTTCGCAGTAGCGGCTCGCTGTCAGTTCACGGCACCCATGATAGGCACACGGTTTTTTCGCTTTATATGGCATTACCATTTCCTCCGTTTCGAGACATAGAAAAAGGCACCCCCGTTTTGGGAATGCCCTCTGATTTTTCTTGCCATTATAACTATATCAAATTTTTCGCATGGCTTTCTATGGTCAACAGTGGCGAATCAAATCCACCTCGCCTAAAGCCTTGTTGTGCAGACGGTGTATCCATCTGATATCAAGGTGCAGACTAACCGAGATTTCCTCCCACGTTTTGAAACAAAGGTACCGAAGTTCAAGAAGTGTTTGAAGTTCAGGGCTTTCCACACACTTAATCACCGTGACAATTTCATGCTTCAAATTAATTAGGCGGGTTAGGTCAGCGTTGATTTCCGCTTCCAAGTCCACCATCTTAGTGATAACATCCTCCATGCGATGGACATTACGGGTTACCTTGCTTGGAGGTACATCTGATAAGGTTGCAGTAGCTTTTTCGGCAAGGTTTCGCAGTGACTGCACTTGTTCAATTTTACTGTTAATGCGTTGGTCTATACGGTAGGTTTGGGACAGATAATCCTTCGCCGACAATTTTGGTTTATTCATAGGCTACCTCCGATAATTTAGTCCACTCGGATTGGCAGCTTTTGACTCCTTAGATTTTCATAGATTGGCTTTAACTGCTTCGATAAGGGCAGTCTGGGTTTTGTCCTTGTCGAGCAGGGCTTTCATGACTCGATCATCAATGGTGTCTTTGGCAATGATGTGATGAAGGACCACTGTTTCAGCTTTCTGACCCTGCCGCCACAGACGGGCATTGGCCTGCTGGTAGAGCTCTAAACTCCACGTCAGCCCAAACCAGATAATCGTGGAGCCGCCCGACTGGAGATTCAACCCGTGTCCAGCAGAAGCGGGGTGGATTAAGGCGACAGGCCATTTGCCCTCGTTCCAGCTTGTGATACTATCCGGTGTATCCAATTTTGTAAATGATATATGCCGGTCTTTCAGCCTTGCTGATATTCGCTCCAAATCGTGCTTGAACCAGTAGGCCACCA